TTATTTTTTGCAAACCCAACCAGCCATGCTATACAAAATCTATGGCAGTCTTTTCGCTCCCCTATGAGCCGCGCAAACTGGAAGCCACCGAGGCGCGGCTCGAAGCCATCTATCACGCCGCGCGTAATGGATTGCGTGGCGAGGCGTTGGCCTTAGCCTCCGGCATGACGCCGACCGAATACCGCGCGCTGTGCGAGTTCGACCCGCTGGCGGCGCTGGCCGCGGAGAAGGGCCGGGCCGACGGCGAGATGGAGATGTCCAAGGTGCTGCATGACGCCGCCCGCGCCGGCGACGCCAAGGCGGCGCTGGATGTGCTGAAGCACGTCCACGGCTGGGTCGCCAAGCAAGCCGTGCAGGTCGAGGTCAACCAGACCATCTCCATCACCTCCGCACTGCAAGAGGCCCAGCGCCGCGTCATCGAGGGCGTGGCGGTGCCGAATGAAGAGTTGCTGTCGTCGGATAGGGTAGAAAATGCAAACCACACGGTATAGCGCCGACGACGAAATGGAACTGATGAGCCGGCTGTGGACGCCGGCCATCAAGGACGACCCGCTGAAGTTCGTGCTGTTCGTGTTCCCGTGGGGCCAGCCTGGCACGCCGCTGGAACACTTCGACGGCCCGCGCAAGTGGCAGCGCGAGGTGCTGCAACGCATCGCCGACCATGTGAAGCAGAACAACGGCAAGATCGACTTCGACACGCTCAGGATGGCGACGTCATCCGGCCGCGGGATCGGCAAGTCGGCCTTAGTCAGTTGGCTGGTCATTTGGATGCTGACCACGCGGATCGGCTCGACAACCATCGTGTCGGCCAACTCCGAGGCGCAGCTTCGGTCGATCACATGGGCGGAAATTACCAAGTGGCTCAGCATGGCGCTCAACAGCCACTGGTTCGAGGTCAGCGCCACGCGGCTGATGCCGGCCAAGTGGCTGACGGAACTGGTGGAGCGCGACCTCAAGATGGGCACCCGGTACTGGGGCGTCGAGGGCCGGCTGTGGTCGGCAGAGAACCCCGACGCCTACGCGGGGGTCCACAACTTCGCCGGGGTCATGCTGGTGTTCGACGAGGCCAGCGGTATCGACGACAGCATCTGGTCGGTCGCGGCGGGCTTCTTTACGGAGAACACGCCGCACCGCTTCTGGCTGGCGTTCAGCAACCCGCGACGCAACAGCGGCTATTTCTACGAATGCTTCCACTCCAAGCGCGACTTTTGGGACACCAAGATCGTGGACGCGCGCACGGTCGAGCATACGGACAAGCAGGTCTACCAGCAGATCATCGACGAGTACGGCCCCGACAGCACCCAGGCCCACGTCGAGGTGTACGGTCAGTTCCCCAACGCGTCCGACGACCAGTTTATCGGAGCCTCCACTGTCGACGACGCCATGCGGCGCCCGCAGCACAAGGACCCGTCGGCGCCCATCATCATCGGCGTGGACCCGGCACGGTTTGGGTCCGACAGTACGGTCATCGCCATCCGGCAGGGACGCGACATTGTGGCGATCAAGCGCCACAAGGGCGACGACACCATGACGGTGGTGGGCCACGTCATCGACGCTATCGAGACGTACAAGCCGGCGCTGGTGGTGATCGACGAGGGGGGCTTGGGCGCCGGCATCGTCGACCGGCTGAAGGAGCAGCGGTACAAGATCAAGGGGGTCAACTTTGGGAACAAGTCGAAGAACCCGCTGATGTGGGGCAACAAGCGGGCCGAGATGTGGGGCGAGATGCGGACCTGGCTGAAGGACGCGTCCATCCCGCTGGACCGCTACCTCAAGAACGACCTGACCGGGCCAATGATGAAACCGGACAGTAAAGGGACTATCTTCTTGGAAAGCAAGAAGGATATGAAATCCCGCGGGCTGGCCTCGCCCGACGCGGCCGACGCCATCGCGGTGACGTTTGCGTTTCCTGTGGCCCATCGAGAATATGTTGACCGCAGCCCGCGACGCGCGTATGCTCCGGGCGCTGTCCCTACCTCATGGATGGGTGCTTAATGGCGAAGAAAAGCGTATCATTGGCCGTGGGTCGGGGCGAGAAGCTACCGACAGACAAGGGCGCCGGGCTGACCGCCAAGGGCCGGGCTAAGTATAATCGTGAGACAGGCTCCAACCTGAAGCCGCCAGCGCCCAACCCAAAGACCGAGGCGGACAAGGGACGCAAAAAATCCTTTTGCGCCCGCATGGCAGGCGTGGTAGCCAAGTCGGAGAACGCCGACAGGGCTAAGGCCAGCATGAGAAGGTGGAAGTGCTAATGGCAAAACCAGGGCTATATTCCAACATCGCAGCCAAGAGGGCGCGCATTGCGGCCGGGTCTGGCGAGAAGATGCGGAAACCAGGCGCTAAAGGCGCTCCTACCGCCGCGGCGTTCCGTGAGTCGGCTAAGACGGCCAAACCGGCCAAGAAGGGCAAGTGACATGCCGCTGGTGAAGTCCGCCTCCAAAGACGCCTTCCGCAAGAACGTGAAGGCCGAAATTGCTGCCGGCAAGCCGGCAAAACAGGCTGTCGCCATCGCGTACGCAACCAAGCGCGCAGCGGCTAAGAAAGGCAAGTAATGGCCGCCAACGATGTAGAAGCCGCAGGCAAGGTATCGGACAGCGACGACAAGGACCGTCTGTCCGTCATGCGCCGGCGCTACACCATGGCGCTGTCGGCCTACTCGGACAGCCGTGAAGATGAACTGGACGACCTGCGCTTCATGGCCGGGTCGCCCGACAACCAGTGGCAGTGGCCGGCGGACGTGCTGGCGACCCGCGGGACTGTGCAGGGCCAGACGATCAACGCGCGGCCGTGCCTGACGATCAACAAGCTGCCGCAGCATGTGCGCCAGGTGACCAACGAGCAGCGGCAGAACCGGCCGACCGGCAAGGTGATCCCGGCCGACGACCGCGCGGACGTGCGCGTGGCCGAGATATTTGACGGCATGGTGCGGCACATCGAGTATATCTCAGACGCCGACGTGGCCTACGACACGGCCTGCGACAACCAGGTCACCTACGGCGAGGGCTACATCCGCATTTTGACGGAGTACGCCCGCGAGGACAGCTTCGACCAAGACATCAAGATCGGACGGGTGCGGAACTCGTTCTCGGTCTACATGGACCCGGCCATTCAAGACCCGTGCGGCGCCGACGCCGAATGGTGCTTCATCACCGAAGACGTGAGCAAGGCCGACTATGAACGCATGTTTCCAGACGCTGCGCCGATTTCTAGCCTCATGTCGCAAGGCGTGGGCGACCAGAGCCTTTCTCAATGGCTCTCGGAAAACATGGTACGTATCGCCGAATACTTCTACTACGAACACGAAAAAGCGACCCTAAACCTCTACCCCGACAACATTACAGCCTTTGCCAATTCGCCGCAGGACAAGCAACTGAAGGCGATGTTTGGCAAGCCGCTGCGTAGCCGCGCGGTCGACCGCAAGAAGGTCAAGTGGGTCAAGACCAACGGGTTTGAGGTGCTGGAAGAACGCGATTGGGCCGGCAAATTTATCCCCGTCGTGCGCGTAATTGGCAACGAATTTGAGGTAGACGGCCAACTTTATGTGTCGGGCCTTGTGCGAAACGCCAAGGACGCCCAGCGCATGTACAACTACTGGGTCAGCCAAGAAGCCGAAATGCTGGCTCTGGCGCCCAAAGCGCCCTTCATTGGCTACGGCGGCCAGTTTGAAGGCTACGAGACGAACTGGAAGACGGCCAACACGAACAACTGGCCGTACCTAGAGGTCAATCCCGACGTTACGGACGGCGCTGGAAGCCCTCTACCGCTGCCGCAGCGCGCACCACCGCCGCTGGCCCAGACCGGCCTTATACAAGCTAAATTGGGCGCTGCTGACGACATCAAAGGCACCACAGGCCAGTACGACAGCAGCCTAGGGGCGCAAAGCAACGAGCGGTCTGGCCGGGCCATTCTGGCGCGCGAGAAGCAGGGCGACACAGGCACCTACCATTACGTCGACAACCTGTCCCGCGCGATCCGGCACGTCACCCGGCAGCTTGTGGACATGATCCCCAAGATTTACGACACCGCCCGCGTGGCGCGTATCGTGGGCCTAGACGGCGAAGTGGGCATGGTACGGATCAATCCGACCCAGCCGGAGCCGGTGAAGGAAATCCGCGACGAAAACGGGCTTGTGATTGACAAGATTTACAACCCGTCGGTCGGCGTTTACGACGTGTGCGTGACCACTGGACCAGGCTACATGACCAAACGTCAGGAAGCCTTGGACGCCATGTCTATGCTGTTGCAGTCTAACCCGCAGCTTTGGACGGTCGCCGGTGATCTGTTCATTAAAAACATGGATTGGCCGGGCGCGCAGGAGATGGCGGCGCGGTTTGCTAAGATCATTGATCCAAAGGTTATGGAAGGCGAAGACCAATCGCCCGAAATGCAGATGGCCAAGATGCAGATCGAAGCCCTGACCAAGGAACTGAACCAAGTCGTCGGCATGTTGCAGCGCGTCGAACAGTCCATCGAGGCGCAGGAAGTGCAGATCAAAGCCTACGATGCTGAAACCAAGCGCATTTCCGCGGTCCAGGCCGGCATGACGCCAGAGCAAATCCAAGACATCGTGATGGGCACCATTGCAGCGGCTATGGACACAGGCGATCTAGTCAAACCAGGCGGTCCAGTTTTACGTGAAATGCCGGAAATGCCGCCTGAAATGGGCGGAATGCCACCAGATATGGGCGCGATGCCGCCGCAAATGCCGCCAGGAGGCCCAATGCAATGAGTTGCGCTGAATTTATCGGCTGCATGTTTTTGGCCCGCGACGTGGCCCATTCAGTCCACTTAAACACCCGCAGTTTTGCCAAACACAGCGCGCTGAACGGCTTTTACGACGGTATCATCGACCTCGCGGACAAGTTTGCGGAGGCGTATCAGGGCCGGCACGGGCTGATCGGGCCGATTTCGCTGCATTCCGCCCGCAAAACCTCCAATATCGTCGAATTTCTTGAGGACAGCCTCAAGGAAATCGAAAATGAGCGCTACAAAGTGTGCGACAAATCGGACACAGCGTTGCAAAACATCATCGACGAAATTGTTGGCTTGTATCTGTCCACGCTGTATAAGCTGAAGTTTCTGGCGTAGGAGCGATTGATGCCCGTTACCCTATCCCTTTTGGCAGGCGCTGGCCAGCAGTTTTTCGACAACAACGGCGTCATGCTGACGGGCGGCAAGCTGTTCACCTACCTTGCCGGCACCACCACGCCATACGCTACCTACACGAGCGCAGCGGGTAACGTAGCGCATACGAACCCGATCATCTTAGACGCTGCGGGCCGGGTGCCAGGCGGCGAAATTTGGCTGACGCTTGGGGTCGGGTACAAGTTTGTGCTGAAGACCTCCACCGACATTCTGATCGCCACCTACGACAACATTCCGTCGTCTGCGTTGCCACCAGCGGCCAATGACGCCGACTCGATCATGTACGAGCAGGGCTACACAGTCACGGCGGGTAGTTTTGTGGTGGGCCAAACCTACCGGATTGTGAGCGTAGGCACGACCGATTTCACGCTGATCGGCGCCACATCTAACACCCCCGGCGTCCATTTTATCGCCACCGGCGCGGGTACTGGCACCGGCACCGCCGAGTCGTCCCAGACGGTTGAAAACAAACTGCGGCAGATTGTCAGCTTTAAGGATTTTGGCGCCGTAGGCGACGGCGTGACGAATGACGCTGCGGCTATCCAAGCAGCTATTACAGCCATGAGCGCGGGCGGAACGATTGATGGGCAAGGCCTGACGTATAGAATTAACAGCCCTTTGACCGGCGTGGCGTCTAACACCGTTATCCAAAACGCCGTGTTTAATTTCGCCAACATGCCCCTTCAGCCTGGCGTTAACAGGTGCGTGAGCGTGCTTGGCACATTGGGAACTTCAGTTAGTTTGACGGCAAATACGCTGCTTGAGTCCAGCACTGTCACCGTGGGTAACACCGCTGGTTTTGCCGCCGACGATCTGGTGTTCTTGAGGTCAACTGCGGTTTGGGACAGCGCCACATCCACTACTTACGGCCAATACGCCCGCGTTAAATCGGTAAACACACCGACACAGCTTTCGTTGTTTAGCCCCGTCTTGCTTGATTTTACTACGGCGGCTACGGCGACAATTGCTAAGGTTACGCCGGTCCAAAACGTCACGTTCTCTAACGTGGAGTTTATCGGCGCGAGCGCAAACATCCAAAACGCGCTTTATTTTGAATACGGCGAAAATTGCAACGTCAACAACTGCCAGTTTGAGTATTTTGACTATCTGGCGGTAGGGTTTTGGCGCTGCTACAGCAGCACCATAAATTCTAGCCGGTCAAAATTTTCGCGCGCGGCTGGCACCGCGTATGCGTACGGCATTTTTGGCGGTTGCTACGGGTGCAGCGTTACAAATTCCTGGGGTGAGGATTGCCGCCATACCGTTATCGTTGGTGATAATGACGGGCTAAACCTATTCACCCGGATCGAGAACAACACCGCTATCTCCAACAAAGATGCCGGTTTTGACTCTCACTCTGCGTCCATCTACACCACGTTTACCGGCAACACAGTGGAGATGAGCGCCGATAGATTTTTGACCAGCAACCACGACGGTATGATCTGCCAAGGCGCGCACGCCGTCTTCGCCAACAATACTGTTGTAGGGTTTAAGGGTGTAGGCATCTACTATCAGCCTATCTTCCAAACTGGGTACAAAAATTCTGTCAGCATCATAGGCAACAAGCTTGTCGCGGACGATACGGGGTACGGCACAAGCAGCGGCATCGCCATATACTGCTTGGTTAACCCTTCTAACGGCGCGAACATAAACGGCGCTATCATTAAGGGTAATGATATCTCCGGGGGAGCGAACAACGTAAATACGTTGACCGGTATCTATGTCTACGCGCTGAACAACAGCTCTACCATAAACAACGTAATCGTTGAAGGTAACATCACTTCGTCTAAAATTAACGGCCCAGGCATTCAAATTCGCACTGGCGGGACAAGTTCTGTTATCAGCAACGTTAATGTCGCCAATAACTTAATCTCCACGTCTAACGCACGCGGGGTTTATTTTTTGGCGACCGGAACTAGCTCGATTATCCAAAACATAACCGGCGGTAATAACGTCGTTGACGCCGTTACCTACGGTATCGTGTTTAACGACACGGTTGGAGACATCCAGAACATCCGTTTTGGGTACAACATCTATCGGACAGCCACGATCCCGTTTGAGGTGTTCAACGGCAAAAACTACCTTTTTTTGGACGCCACGGTCGCCGCGCCGATTACGGTCACAAACAGCACCTACGTAGTGACGGAGCAGACCAACAAGTTCATTTTTAACCGTGCGGGCACTGTGACGGTAACCCTGCCAGACCCCACGATCACGCTGGGCAATACGCTTTCGTTTAAGACGATCCAAGCGCAAGCCGTTGTGTCGGCGTCCTCCAACGTGGTCCCTATCGATGACAGTGCGGCCGGCACATCCATTCTCCCCGCAACCGACGGCGCTTGGGCGGAACTGCTCTCCGATGGCACCAACTGGGTCATCATGCAGAGGGGCTGACGATGGCGAACAGATTTTGGGTCGGCGGGACCGGCACATGGGACAACGCAAGCACGACGAACTGGTCGGCAACGTCTGGGGGTGCCTCTGGTGCGTCTGCGCCGGGAGTTGCGGACGCCGCCATATTTGACGGAAACTCCGGCGGGGGGACGGCGACAACATCCGGTAGCTTGTCGCTCATATCCATTAATATGCAATCTACAAACACCACAGGTATTACGCTTGGCGGCGCCGTAAACTTGAGCAGTAGCTGCTCGGTTAGCACCGGCGTTTTTAACCTAAACAACAATGTTTTAACTTGCACGGTGTTTGCCATAAATAGCGCGACAGCAAGAACACTAGCGTTTGGCACAACCGGCGAAATTATCCTAACCGGAAATGCCGCGACCGTTTACAGCAGCTCCACCGCGACTAACTTGACAGTGACCGGCACGCCTAAAGTCACGCTAACCTATTCAGGCTCAACGGGCACTCGTTCAATTAACGCGGGCGGTGCGGCAACCTACAGCGCCAGCAACCCAAAGCTTAATTTTAACATTACCGCTGGCACGGACATTGTTTCGCTTGGCGGCAATAATGTATTTGGCAACGTCAACTTTACAGGTTTTACAGGCAGCTACGCATTTACTGCATCAGACCCACAATTTTTTGGTGATTTGACGTTTGGCACCGGCATGACCGGCCCGTCGTCTGCTACCAGATCGTTACGGCTTATGGGCACAAGCGGAACGCAAACGATCACCAGCAACGGCGTCACAATCAACAGCGGCATTACTTGCGAAGGAGGCGGCACCTATTCGTTTGCGGATGCGCTAACGCAAGGCGCCACAAATACTTTTGCGTTTACGCTTGGCACGGTCAAACTTAAAAATGGCGTAACAAGCACTGTCGGAGTGTTTTCGGCTTCCGGTACAACGCAAAAATACCTTCAATCTACGCTTGCCGGCTCCCAAGCCACACTGTCACAAGCCAGCGGAACAGTAAGCGTCAGCAGCTTGACCATTCAAGACATCAACGCCATCGGCGGCGCTTCTTGGAACGCCTACGTTGATTTTGACAACGAGGACGCAGGCAATAACGACGGATGGAATTTTGGTTTATCCCCGCCTTTTGCTGCGTATGAGCCACCTATCATTATTAGGTCGTTCACCCAACCTAGGAGATTCTAACATGACCATGAACCTCAAAGCCGTAACGACCTGTTTTGGCTACCAACAGATCAC